CTTGAGGGTGTACTGGTAGAAGTTCTGCACGGTGCTCTGCGTGATGGTCGCGCCCTCGGCCATGCGGTAGCCGGTCACGCCACCGTAGCGGGAACCGTTGGCGCGGCTGTTCTCGGACAGGCCGTAGAAGTCAACGCTGTTCGCACCGGCTGCGATGCTGCGCTGCTGGGCGCGGCTTGCGAATACGCCGCTGTCCCAAACCTTCTTGTCCAGGCCGCCGTCCTGCTCGGTAGCGACCAGGAACCCGCCCTCGCTGGGCACGCTCTCATTGCCGCCCAGGATGGCCTTGGTTGCGTCCAGCCGGTTGTCGTAGCCGCGGCCCAGGGCGGCGTTCTTGACGGCCCAAAGCTGCTCTCCCAGGGTGGTAAACAGTTCGGGCTTGCTCTTGACCTCGGCGGGCTTGGTCAGCACGCCGGCGGGGTTGACGGGCGGTTCAGCCGCCAGTTTCGCGTCATACGCCTTGATCGTGTCTGCGATCAGGGCTTGTACTTCCTCAGGGGTCATGGTAGTGTTTACCTCGTAATCGTAGTCTTTCAGGTTGGATTGTGCCTGCTCTGGTTCCGGCTGCGCCTCCGTCGCGTCTACCGACGCCGCCTCGATTGCGGCATCCTGTGGCAACAACGCCTTGACGTGTGGCTCGGCCAGTTCCAGGTAGGTCTTGAGCGCCACGACGCTTGTCCGTGGCTCGGCGGGGATGGGCGTGATTGACGCATCCAACCCCAGGGGCCAACGGGTGATCTTGCTGCTCCCGTTGGCCTGCGGTTCGCGCTCAACAAGATGGGGAGCGGTGCCACTGGACAAGCCCATCTTGCCAGCCTCGATCATGCCGTAAAGCGCACGCTCGTAGTCGTCGCGGAGGGCGAGCTGCGCCTCCATCCACACGCCAACGTCGTCAACGCGCAGATCGGCGCGGCCCAGCTTGCGCCGCTTAAGCGTGGCATCCATGCCGTGATGGTACAGGACGGTCGCCTTGCCCTGGCCGTCCTCCAGGTCGTAGTCAGTGTCAGGCCCGAAGTAGTCGCCGGTCAAGTCCTCGCCGCCGAAGATGACCAGATGCCCACCAATGCGCCCGTCGCCCAGGGCTTTGAGCGCCGGCCCGGTCGTGACAAGCAGGCTCTTGCCGTCCGCTTCGTCCTCGTACGCCGCCCACCGCACAACGCCGTCAAGCGTTTGCACGGCTGCGCGGGCTGCGTCCAACTTTGCGCCGGCCAAACGCCGGCCCGCCTTCGTCTCGCTGTCCCACTCCGGGGGTGGGGTGATGGTTGTCTGTTCGTCCATGTCGTCAGTCCTTGAATGCGGTCTGCTGCGCTATGATCTTTTCAGCCACGCGTTCAACGTCGCCCGACCGTTCCACGTTCTTGACCGCTTGCTCATCCGTAATCCAGCCGGTCGCCTTGTGCTGCGCCGTCTGGTAGATGTCGTTCTGCACCCACGGGCCGTAGCTGGCCTTGTTGTCCACCAGAGCGTCGGTTTCGCCCAGGTGGGAAATCTTCCACGAGTTAGCAAGACGCTGGCTCATCGGGTCGCTGTTGCGGGTGTAGCCCGGTGGCAGGCCGGCCCGGTTGCGCATGGCGTGGTAATACCGGCGCTGGCGCTCGCTGGCCCAGATGACAGGCTGGTGTGACGCGCCGGGGTAGACGGCCACTTCGCTGCGCACAAGCTCACCCACAGCGAACGTGATGTCACGCAACACGGGGCCAAGCGGCACATCGAGCTGTTTCAGTAGTTCGTCAACACCTTCGATGCGAACGTCAAGCTGCATTGCGCACCACCTTGCTAGTTGTCCAACATCGGCAGTTCACATGCGCCGGTGGGCCGTCCGCGTAATCGCCCCATTCGCTTTCTTCTAGCCCATCAAGCGGTACGCAGATGTCTTCGCACGTTTTGTCGTCTTTGCTGGTCTGCCACACCCGAACCGTGTTGACGCCCATTTCACGCAGCATGTTCTGCGTGATGACGTTCGCCTGCGTGTATGCCCGCGTAGTCTCGGTGACGGCTATTGCCTGCGCACGGGTTGCGCCGAATGTCTGTTCAAGCGCCGCCGCCAGGTCGCCAATCGTCATGCCGGGTGTTTCCACGAACTGCGCTACCACCTGCGCCACGAGTTGACGGCTGGTCTCCGTGATGTTCTTGACAAGCTCAAACGAGTACTGGTTTGCCCAGGCCCAGGCCGCAACGTTGGCCTTGCTGATGTCGATGGGGATGTTCAGCCCGTTAGCGAACGCCATAGCCTGGCCGGTTGCGGAGTTGGCAATGGCGGGCGTGATGACGCCGCGCAACTCTGCCATGATCGTGTCCCAGGCAATGTCCTCGCTGTCTGCAATGGACTGCGCTACCCGCTTGCGCTGCGCCTCTAGCGTAGCCTGCAACTTCCGTCGCAGCGCTTCCTCGGCTGCGCGGTCGGGTTCCCTGGGCGCTTTCACCGCCGGCACAGGCCCTGCAATCGCCGCATCCAGCGCAGCCAACCAATCGTCAGCGCTGCGAATGGCCGCCATTGTGCCGGCGGGTATCACCTCACTCACGAACTCAGCCAACCGTCCCGCCTTCTTCGACTTGCGCCGCCATGCGCGCAGGTCGTCAAGCGCCTTGCGTGTTATTTCTTCCCGGTCGTCTTCGTATTCGACTTCCTGCGGCTGCTCGCCCGCGAACTGGGCCAGCATTGGCGGAACCGGCTCCGGCTCCTCCGGTTCATCGGGGTCGAGGTCGGCATACTCCCAACCGTCCGGCAATTCCAACCCCACCATTTCAGCGACAAGGCTCCTTTTCAGCCCGGCATCGACATAGGTTTTGAACGCCGCCGCACGCTGAACTTCGTCCTCCTGGAACACGTCCAATTCGTCTAGCGTAAACTCCATGCGGTAGCCCAGCGGTCGCCACAGTTGCTCGTTCAGCACGCCTTCGATGAAGTCGCACTCAGACCGTATCGTCTTGTCGTAAAAATGCCGTTCATCCTGGCCCACCACGCCGCCGCCGCCGAGGCCGCCAGCGCCCGTGCTGAACAGCAGCGTCTGCGGAATGCCCAGGGCCGTCGCAATGTCCTCGCGCCGGGTGGCCGTCAGCTCCACGTTGGCGAGGCTTTCCAGTCCTTCGCCCACGACCACGGGCTTCACGGCTGCGCTGAACACGTTGCTCGAGAAGGCATTGCTCATACCCGTAACCGCCCTGCCCCACCAGGACTTGAGGCGCTGCTTTTCGCCTTCCTCCGGGTTGCCTTCGACGGTCAACAATGTGGCCTTGATTGCGCCGCGATTGATGAACGCCGCTGCGAACGCATCCACGTTGTACAGCACACCAGCCGCAGACAGCGCAGCGCCCACGGGCGAGACGGTCGGCGGGCCAAGCTCGACGGTGGGGTCAGGGTGCCAAAAGTAGATTAGGTTGTCGGTGGTGTAGAACTTGCGCGAGGTGCCCAGCGTGCGCCAGAAGCCCAACAGCCCCTGGGTTTCGTCTATCTTCGGCTCGATGGTGCTAGGCACGATGTAGCGCAAGGGGAGACCTTTGACACGGTTGCGCTCCCGCCAGTAGTAACCCATGCCCCAGATCGACAGCGCCGCTTCGAGCAGCCAAAACAGCCGCTGGGGGTTGGGCAGCACGCCAAGTGGGTCGTCCCACGTTGCGCTGTTGGCCGTCTCTGTGTCGCCCTTCATCAGCCGCCAGGGTGCGCTGCCCACGGCGTTGGAGCGCAACTCCACGGCGCGAAACAGCCACGGCACCCGCCGCCAGTAGGTCGTGCTGGTCTCCGTCCCCTCAACCGGCTCGCCGGCGAGGAAGTCCTGCGGCGATTGGTTGGAGGCCACCATCTTGACCTCAAACCGCTTGCCGATGGGGTCGTATTGCGCTGTACGGAGGAAATCGTAGTGTTGCTGCATGTCCTGGCCAGGAAACGCAAAACGCCCAACGGGATATCCCGTTGGGCGTGAAATGGTGGGGTTGGACGTGGCAGCGCGTTGCGCGTTACGTTATGTCGGCCACGTTTTCAATCTTACCACGAAATGCGCGGCGTGTCAAGGGGTAGGTTTGTCGTTTGGCCTGTCCTGTAACCGCATTTCGAGGCGCACGCCGCCATTGGCCTTTATCGCGTCTATCTGCCTTTGCAGTTCGGTTAGTCCAGCCAAAGCAGCCATCAAGCCGGCGGGATACTCAAACTTCTTAGGGTTAGGTGTTAGAGCCATCTCCCAACTTAGAAGTGCCATGTCTAGCAATTTACCTATCATCGCCTAGCGCCTCCTTTGCGCTGTCTCATTGTACCACACGCTCACAAAGGGGTGGTTATTCATCATCTCCGAACATGCTCAAGATCGCCGGTACAATGACCTGCGGCGTGTCATACTCAACGCGAACGTCACGGATAAGAACCATGTCCAGCTTGCGCGAATAGCCCCAACGGGCCACAAGATTACGCCGTTTGCCACGGTATGCCCACTTGTCAATGCGCACATGTTCCAAGCTAAGACCAAGCGCAGAAGGAACAGGCTCGTCGTTTGTGTAGTGTTTCAGGTTTTCCCTGTACACGGGCAACGTAACGGTTGGCGCGCTGACATTGACCAGATAGAACTTCGTGCGCTGCGTGTCAATCTCAGGCCAGCAAATCTTGGCGTACAGCTTTTCACGCCGGGTTATTTCATCCATCGCCTAGCGCCTCCTTTGCGTTTTGCGCTCTAATCACCAGGACACATACATCGCTATACCAATCGCCGCCATCATTGGCTTTAGGTTCGCGAACGTAGTG